ACATGTGGGCAAGAGCCTATTAAATCACACTGCAATAAATCTTTATGTAAAAGAAGAAAGTATGGCATTGGTGCAAATGTGGATGCAGTAGAAATAACAGGTATATCTATTGTTAAATCAGAACCAAGAGTGTTCTTTGCAGACTTGGATGGTAGACGATTAGAACTAACAAGTTTTGACTTACAATCACAATCTAAGTTTCAGATAGCATGTCTGGAGCAACAAAACTTTATGCCACCAAAAGTAAAAGAAAGCGATTGGCAAGTGTTAATTAACGGACTATTAGCAGAGGCTAATGAAATAGAAGTTCCAGAAGAACTAACTTACAAAGGACATTTTAATCAATTGCTTGAGTCTTTTTGTTATGGTCGAGTACAAGCACAATCGGCAGAAGAATTATTAATAGGTAAACCATGGATCATGGATGGTTTTGTGTATTTTAAAATAGATTCTTTTATAGAATTTTTAAGACAAAAGGGGTTTACACATTATTCAAAGGGTCAGATTCAAGAAAGAGTAAAAGAAATTAATAATGGAGATAAGTGTAGTGATGCTAGAAGATTTAAAACTACGGATGGTAAATTAAAATCAATTCGTGTTTGGTGGGTTCCTGAAGTAAAAGAGGATGTTGAAATACCTAAAGTAGAATTTGAAGAGGAGGTCCCGTTCTAATGGAAATGTTAGTAGCTTTTTGTGTAATTTTTGTTGAGCAGTGTAGATACAAAGGTGGAGATGCCTTGTGTAGCTTTTGGGAACCTGGGGTTGTGTATAAAACAAGACAAGAGTGTGTTGAAGGTAAAAAACTAATCGAAGAATATTTAGAAGAGGAATTATGGAGATTGTACCCAGAGGCAGTAAAAATAAATGCAAAAGGTGTATGTCCATTCGAAAATAAAGCACCAACAGGTAGAAACAAAGGACAAGGAAATAGAGAATGAGTGACGAAATAGCAATCTATGGACCACCTGGAACTGGTAAAACAACAAAACTTTTAGATATTATAGAAGATGCCATTGCAAATGGAGTAGATCCTCAAAGGATAGCTTTCTTATCTTTTACAAGAAAAGCTGCACAAGAAGCTGTTGATAGAGCTTGTGTTAAATTTAACCTAGATCAAAAGCATTTTCATCACTTTAGAACACTACATTCTCTGGCTTTTCGTTGGGTTGGAATGAAAACAGAAGATGTAATTAAACCACCCGACATGAGGTTTTTAGGCAAGAAACTTGGAGTTGTTTTTCAAAAAGAAGAAAAAATAAATATAGAAGAGGGCGATATGTTTACTCCAGGGTCAAGTGACGGAGATAAATATTTCTATGTATATAATATGTCTAGACTAAAAGGCACTGATCTAATGGATGAATTTGATTCTTTTGGAGACATGTCTTTGAGTAGAGCATACATGCCTACTGTTGCAGAAGCATATCAAGATTTCAAAAAGAAAAATTTTAAATTAGATTTTACAGACATGTTGATTAAATTCTTAGAACAAGGAACGGGACCTGAATTAGACTTACTAATTGTGGATGAAGCACAAGACTTAGTTCCTATTCAATGGAGAATGGTCAAGGAATGTTTGTTACCCAATACTAAAAAAGCATACTATGCTGGGGATGACGATCAATGTATTTTCAATTGGGCAGGCGCAAACGTAAATAATTTTTTAAACTGTGCAAAAGAATCTATAGTACTAGATCAATCTTATAGAGTTCCATACACTGTTTGGTCTGTTGCAAGAAGTATAATAAGAAAAGTTAAAACAAGAAAACAAAAAGAATACAAGCCAAAGGAAGAAGAGGGCAATGTTTCTTATTATTATGATGCTATGGACATAAATTTTAACAGAGGAGAGTGGTATGTTCTAGCAAGAACAAACAGAATACTTTCTGACATAGGAAATAAATTACAAGATGAAGGATATATGTTTTGGAGAGAGGGGTCTGGATGGTCTGTATCTGAAAAGTTAATTAACAGTATAGAGGTGTGGATACAATTATGCAAAAATCAAAGTCTAAGTGTACAAAATTGGGTAGAGTTTTCGAGGAGAACAAAAAAAGGGGTCATTGGTCATGGTGGAAAAAGAAAAATAGAATTATTGGATCAAGACAGAACATATACTTTGGACGATTTATTAAAGAGCGAGTTGGGTTATCTATTAAACTTGAACAAAGAAATGATGTGGTACGATGTTCTAAACATGACAGAACAACAACGAATATATATTACCTCTGCAAGAAGAAGGGGAGAGAGAATATTAACAAAGAAACCTAGAATTCGTTTGTCAACAATACACAAAGCTAAAGGTGGAGAAGCAGACAATGTAGCTTTGCTTTTAGATTGTCCCAAATTGATAAAGGAAAAAGGAGATGAAGACAGTGAGCATAGAGTATTTTATGTGGGAGTCACTCGTGCTCGTAAGTCTTTACATATAGTTGAAAGCAAAAGTGAAAGTGGATACAAAATATGAAAAATTACGAACAAGGTTCTAAGAAAAAACCACCCCACATAAGGTTTTACTGTAAAGAATGTAAAAAACTTGGTAGACGAGATTGGTTATATGGTGTTAGGGACATGCCTGGACATAAGCCAGGCGTAAGCATACAGTGCATACCATGTTTGCATGATCGAGGTTTTAGATTTAAAGGTTTACATTACGGAGACAAAGATGAAAAGAGATGAAGTTTTAAAAAATGCCATGAAGTTAATTAATGGTAATAGAGCCAAAGACTATGGCGATGCACATGACAACCATCAAAGAATAGCAGACTTATGGTCTGTGGTGTTTGGGTTTAAGGTATTAGTATGGCAAGTTTATTTATGCTTAATATTAGTTAAGATAGCAAGACTAGTGCATTCTCCTAAACATTTAGATAGTATAATAGATATATCAGGATATTCAGCATTACTTGGGGAAACAGTAGAAAAAGATGAAAAGTGATCAATACCATTTTTTAGATCAAGACATAAAAGATATGTCTTGGGGGAACATTGACTTTGGTTGGTCTCCTCCAAATGATTTTCCAGATCTAACAAAAGCATCTCGTATATCTGTTGATTTAGAAACAAGAGATCCTAATCTTTTAAAGTTAGGGCCTGGATGGTGTAGAAAAGATGGATATGTTATTGGCATAGCAGTAGCTGCGGGAGACTTCCAAGGATATTATCCTATAAGACATTCTCAAGGTAACATAGATTCAAACATGGTTTTTAAGTGGTTTAAGAAACAAATGGATACTCCAAAAGTTCCTAAGATTTTTCATAACTCCATGTATGATTTGGGTTGGCTACGAGCAGAAGGTATAGAAGTTAAAGGTCCCATACTAGATACAATGATTATGGCTCCTCTGATTAATGAAAACAGAAGATATTATAATCTAAATAGTTTGGTGTCAGATTATTTACAAGAATATAAAAGTGAGAAAACTTTAAGACATGCAGCGAGTGAGTTTGGTGTAGATCCAAAATCAGAAATGTACAAACTGCCTGCTAAATATGTGGGAGCATATGCAGAACAAGACGCTGCAGTCACTTTGAGATTGTACGATCATTTACTGCCAATACTAGAAAGAGAGGAATGCACAAGTATTTTTGAACTAGAATCCTCATTGATACCCGTCATGTTAGAAATGAAAACAAAAGGTGTTCGTGTTGACTTAGATCAAGCAGAAAAAGTAAAAAAACAAATGGCTATGCAAGAGAAAAAACTACTTGATGAGATAGTCAAAGCTACTGGTGTTGCAGTTGAACCTTGGGTCAGCACATCTATAGCAAAGGTCTTTGACTTTTTTGGACTTGAGTATTCTCGCACAGAAAAGAGCGGGTCTCCCTCTTTCACAAAACAGTTTCTGTCTCATCATCCTCATCCCGTTGCTAAAAAAATTGTAAAGATTAGAGAACTTAACAAAGCAAATACTACTTTTGTAGAAACTATTCTTAATCATGCTCATGATGGTCGTATACATTGTGACTTTCATCCTCTCCGAACAGACGATGGTGGAACTGTTACGGGTCGTTTTAGTTCCAGTAATCCTAATCTACAACAAATACCATCTAGAGATTTAGAAATCAAGAAAGCGATTAGAGGATTATTTATCCCAGAAGAAGGGTGTAAGTGGGGATCGTTTGACTATGCATCACAAGAACCAAGATGGTTAGCACATTATTGTGCCAAACCAACAGATGGATTCAGACATCCTTTGATAGATGAAGTAGTAACTATGTATAATGAAGGTAAAGCAGACTTTCATCAAATGGTTGCAGACATGGCAAACATATCAAGAAAAGAAGCAAAGACCGTAAATCTTGGAATCATGTATGGTATGGGCCGCAAAAAATTAGCAAACACATTAGCTATTACAGAAGAAGAGGCAAAAGAATTATTAGAAAAATATAATGAGAAAGTTCCTTTTGTAAAAGATCTAGCAACAAAGGTATCAAACTTTGCTTTGAAAAAAGGAATGATAAGAACTCAACTAGGTAGAAAATGTCGTTTTGATTTGTATGAACCAAGAGGTTACTCTTCTAAAAAAGCATTACCTTTGAAGAATGCATTAGAAGAATATCAAAATGTACAAAGAGCATTTACATACAAGGCGCTGAATAGATTAATTCAAGGATCTAGTGCAGACCAAACTAAAAAGGCAATGGTCGATTGTTATTCGGAAGGGTTATGCCCGATGCTAACAGTTCACGATGAATTGTGTTTCAATATAAAAAATCAAGAAGAAGTCGATAAAATAAAAGATATTATGTCTAATTGTGTTCCAGACCTACGAATACCCTTCGAAGTTGATGCAGAATTAGGAAATAATTGGGGAGAAGTTGGCTAACCCACTTATCGTAATCGTGTAAAAACAAAGGTATTTCTAGGGTACAATCACACACGGACACTTTGTTTCGGCTCTGTGTGGGCATCCTAGAGCCTAGTTTTTTCGGACAGGCTTACAATATGCAGTGATTTTAGCCATTTTACCATCTAACAGTGGTACATCGGGTTGATTGTTCAAACGTCTGGCAAAATACAAACAAGTATTAATATTTTCAAATCTTTGTGTCTGATCTACCACTCTTTCGTTGAGCATAAAGATCAGAAGAAACTCTATCATTCATCTTTTGCCTTCCAAAAGTATTCGTCTGTATCTCCGAGTCTAAACTTCTGTCCGTTCTCAACTTGATATATCTCTGTGCTAACTTTGAAGTCTGGCTGCAGTGGTTTGTCTGGTGTCAGTGAATTATCATACACTCTCATTCTGTTGTTTGGATACAGACAAAACTGTCCGTTTTCTAGTTCTATTATGTTATTTGATTTATGTTCTGCTGGTTTCTCACTTGTAGAATAATCTATTGTATTTATATTTTCGTGATAATTATCAAGAGTGCATACATATGATCCTTTTACGATACCATGGTCTCTTGTATATACCTCGAAGTCCATAGATCCTATGAACTGTTTGCTAACTGCCACCACCCCATAATCCATGCAATTCCAAAACTGGAGATTATAAAGATCCATATCTGGAGTTGGGGTCTGTGGTTTAACAGTAAAAGCACTAATAGGTAGTTTATCGTAAAGAGCACCATAGTCAGGCAAATAAGTTTCAAAATAGAAAGCTCTACCTGGAATAGA